GCAAGGTCAATCTCCTTTTCAAATTTTTCAAACTGGTGAGGTTTTAATTTAGAAATCTCACTAGCTGTCCAAATTTTCTTCTTTGGTATATCAGAATCAGTAGCTTTTTTAGTTTTAGAAATTGCTTTAGCAGCTTCTTTTTTAACATCCTTTTCTTCTTTTTTAGTTAGTTTACTTAAACCCCGATCCATCTTATATAGATCAATAGCTCTAGCAGCTAACTTCGAGTTAGATGTATTTTCATACAACCAACCTTGAATAGTAGGATCTTGTTGTTCAGCCCAAGTATGAAAATCATCGTTTGCACGAATATCATTAAAGTCTGGGTGAAGTTTTAAAAGTTCTACTTCGGCTTTTTCTTTTGCAATTTGTTCTTGTTGAAGTTGTAAATTTTTATATTTATTTTCAAGATCTGCAGTTTGAGTAGTTGCTTTGTTTATAGCTATGGTTTCAACCATATCATAAACATCGGGGTACTCTTTTCTCCATGCCTCTAACTCTTCTTTAGATTTAGGTGGCACAAATTGTGTAGTACTTGATTCTAATTGTGTACGCAAAGATTGAAGTTCATCCTTGTGTTTTTGAATTGTAGAATCATAGTGTTTTTTCAAATCGTCATAACGTTTCTTAAAAACACGATCTTCAGCTT